TCCGTCAAAAGGTGTCCATGACGATCTACCGGACGCTTTGGCTTACATGGATCAACTAGCAGTCACCTCTTATTTTGTTCAAGAGGATGAAGATTGGGAACCGATTGATATTATAAGTGGTGTCTAGCATGGATTTATTGTTTGATAATTTAGAAAAAACTTGTTATTCGTGCAAACAAACAAAAGTTAAATCAGATTTCCATAAACACAAAATGATGCGTGATGGATACTTGAATTTATGTAAATCATGTTTTTATGAGCAATCAAAAGAGCGAAGGTTAAAAAATCCGAATTCAAGAAAAGAAGAATACATACGCTTAAGAAATCGTCTTGGTTTTATGACAAGACAAGAATATTTTGCAAAAAAAAGGTTAAATGCAAAGGGTAGAAAAGTATCGAGTAATCAGTATGCTCATAAAAGAAGGGCAAAAGTTAATAAATTTGAATTTACTGAGCTAGATCAATTTGTTTTTGAAGAAGCAATAAAATTAAGAGAGTTAAGAAAAAAGGCAACTGGTTTTGATTGGCATGTAGACCATATTGTTCCCTTGAATCATAAAAATGCCTGCGGTTTGCATAATGCTTACAATCTTCAAGTGGTTCCTGCAAAATGGAATCTAAAGAAACAGTGCTCCAATATGAATAAATATTTTGATTAGGGGACTTGGATGGAAAATATCTTTGAGCAACCCTCAGAGGAAGATAAAGAGATTGTTGCTTTTGTAGTAAACCATTGTGATCGGTGGCGAGACTACAGAAACACCAATTACTTAGAACTTTGGGATGAATACGAACGTATTTTCCGTGGTGAATGGGCCATAGAAGACCGAATGAGGGATTCAGAGAGGAGCCGTATCGTGACTCCCGCTGCCCAACAAGCCGTAGAAACTCGTCATGCGGAGATTATGGAAGCAATCTTCGGTCAAGGCGAGTTCTTTGACATCGAAGACGATATTAAAGACGTAAACGGAAACCCGTTAGACGTTGAGATGATTAAAAATCAACTCAATGAAGACTTCAAATTAGACAAAATTCGTAAAGCTATTGACCAGATCGAGTTGATGGCTGAAATCTATGGTACTGGTATTGGTGAAATTGTCGTAGTCACTGATAAAACCTTTGAACCTGCTACCCAACAGATCCCAGGACAACAACAAGCGGCTATCGGTGTAGTAGAAAAAGACCGAATTGGCGTAAGAATTGTCCCCGTAAATCCTAAAAACTTCCTTTTTGACCCTAATGGTACGTCTATTGAAGACTGCTTAGGTGTTGCGATTGAAAAGTATGTCTCAATCCATAAAGTAGTAAAAGGTCAGGAAGACGGTATTTATAAAAAAGTAGACATTGGTACCGCCGCTGAAGACGATAGGTTGGAACCGACTCAAGAAGTCGTGCAGTATCGTGATGACAAGGTAAAACTCTTAACTTACTACGGTTTAGTCCCTAAAGAACTGTTGTCTGGAAAAGAAGAAGTAGTAGAGTTATTCCCTGAAGAATCGGTACAAGACGAATACGACAATTTAGTAGAAGCGATTGTTGTTATTGCTAATGACGGGATTCTTTTAAAAGCTGAAGAATCTCCGTACATGATGAAAGATCGTCCTGTCCTTTGTTATCAGGACGACACAGTACCAAACAGGCTATTAGGTCGCGGGACTGTTGAAAAAGCCTACAACATGCAGAAGGCCATTGACGCGCAGATTCGCAGTCATTTGGATTCTCTGGCTTTAACGACTTCTCCAATGATTGCAATGGACGCTACTCGGCTTCCGAGGGGCGCGAAGTTTGAAGTCAAGCCTGGTAAAGCAATCCTAACTAACGGCGCTCCTAGTGAGATCTTGTATCCGTTCAAGTTTGGTAACACCGATGGCAATAACATTGCTACCGCTAAGGACTTTGAAAGGATGCTTTTACAAGCAACAGGTACTTTAGACTCTCAAGGTATGGTTTCTCAAGTCGCAAGGGATGGTCAGTCTATGTCTCTTGCGGTAGCGACTATTATTAAAAAATACAAACGGACTCTGGTAAACTTCCAAGAGGATTTCTTAATCCCGTTTATCAAAAAAGCCGTTTACAGGTATATGCAGTTTGATCCTGAACGGTATCCGTCTGTAGACTTTAAATTCATTCCAACTGCTACGTTGGGTATTATTGCTAGGGAATATGAACAACAACAACTCATTGGACTTTTACAAACACTTGGCCCCAATACGCCTGTTCTGCCTATTGTTCTCAAAGGCATACTGGCTAATTCTAGTCTGTCTAATCGCTACGAGTTAATTGCTACCCTAGAGCAGATGTCTCAGCCTAATCCTGAAATGCAACAACTTCAGATGGCGAAAGAACAACTCGCACTTCAAGCTGCACAAGCACAAATCGCTGTTGATACGACTCAAGCAGAACAGAATCGTGCGGAAGCTACTAAACTTGCCATCGAAGCTCAACTCATGCCTAAAGAGATTGAGGCTAAGACTATGGCCGCTGTTACCAAAAACCTTCCTACCTCTGATGATCTAGCTTCTAAAGAATTCGACAAACGAGTAAAGATTGCCGAGTTAATGTTAAAAGAAGCAGACATTAAGAATAAGTCCAAGATTGTTGAGTTACAGATGGCCGAAAAAAGCAATAAAGTTTCAGGTATGGAAGAAGATTTCTTGGCTCAATTAAGTCAACAATTAAGTTCTACTGGAACAAAATAATGGACGTAGAAAATCTCGCAAAAGAGCTAATCCTTAAAAACATGACTCCAGAGCAGCAAACCGCTGTTCTGGATTCTATTAAAGAATCCGTTGCAAAAGCAAAGGAAGTTCAAAAGCGCAAGATTGGCGAAAATGTTGATTTAGTAGTTCAAGCGTTAAAAAAGATTGAAAGCGACATTCGCTCTCGTTATGACGATATTGGAAACTCTATTGAGAAACGAGTAGCTTCCATTAAAGACGGTCGTGACGGTATTGATGGTAAAGATGGTAAAGATGGGAAAGACGGTAAGCAAGGAAAAGATGGTCGGCCTGGTCGTGACGGAAAAGACGGTAAAAATGGCTTAGACGGCGCTGATGGACAGGATGGTATTTCTGTAGTTAATGCTCACATTGATTTTGATGGCAGTCTTGTTATTCATTTATCGTCTGGAAAAGAGATCAATGTTGGAGAAGTTGTAGCTCAAGACCTTGCTGAGAAGATTAAAGTCATTACCAATGGCGGAGGCACTTCGCAGACTGTTCTGGATACACTAGCTTCACTACAGGCGCAGATTGATGCCCTGATACCTTCGCAAACCGGAAATTCAGGAAAATTCCTTACCACTAACGGCTCGACGCTTTCTTGGGCTTCCGTTGCTGGTGGGCTTAGTTATCAAGGCACATGGAACGCGACCACCAATACGCCTACATTAGCCTCTGGTGTAGGAACAAATGGGTATTACTATGTAGTATCCACAGCAGGGTCTACTAATCTGGACGGTATTACCGATTGGCAAATTGGTGATTGGTTAATGTTCAATGGAACGGTCTGGCAAAAGATCGACCAGTCAAATCTTGTAACCTCTGTCAACGGACAGACCGGAGCCGTTTCTCTAACAACGACAAATATCAATGAAGGTACAAATCTTTATTATCTGAACTCACGCGCTCGTCAATCTTTAAGTGCCGGTACTGGTATCAGTTACAGCACTTCAACTGGCGTTATTACAAATAGCTCTCCAGATCAAGTAGTAAGTTTGACTGGCGCTGGAACCACATCAATCAGTGGAACCTACCCTAGTTTTACGATTACATCAAACGATCAGTATCAAGGAACAGTAACATCTGTTTCCCAAACATTTACTGGCGGGTTAATTTCCGTAAGCGGATCACCAATTACCAGTACAGGAACGCTTGCCCTGACTGTTGCCGGAACTTCTGGTGGTATTCCGTATTTTTCAAGCGGAACAACTTGGGCATCTTCCGCGGCTCTAGCGGCTAATTCTCTGGTAATTGGCGGTGGTTCTGGTGCGGCTCCTTCAACTATTACTACTGGAACTGGCGTAGTAACTGCTCTTGGCGTGAACGTAGGAACCGCTGGCGCATTTGTAGTAAACGGTGGCGCTCTTGGTACTCCTTCTTCTGGAACTGTCACAAACCTAACAGGCACAGCCTCAATCAACATCAACGGAACGGTAGGCGCTACGACTCCGACTACTGGTGCGTTTACTACGGTATCCGC